ATATGCTAATTCCTCTTCTCTGCTTTTAAAAGGCATATTATATTATTTAATAATTATAATATAAGTATAGACCTTAATGCGGGGTTTGTCCATCCTCCTCGCCAAACATTGCGCGCATCACAGAAAATTCACCTTTTGACGCAGAATCATCAATATGAGCATCCTGTTCTCCAAGAATTGCGTACCCAATCGAAGCTCCCATAACAACATCATCGTTCTTTTTAGCCATAGCCTCCGGTTTTCCCCTCATATTTCGGATAAAAGTAAACATTTCCCCCAGTAATACAGCCGGGAACCCTGTTTCTTTTCGAAAAAACACAGCTTTCAGGGCCGCTAGGGCGAATGGTCTAGTCGCTCCGGTGGTTCTCCACCCGAAAAACTTTGTCATTTTCTTCGTTATATCGTCAAAAGATTTTCTATAGTACAAATTTATGTATCCCATTTTATCTAAGGCATCATTTACCCACAGTCCATCCTTATTGACCTCAATTCCAAGAAGAGCCCAGTTGTAGAACTTTCCGAGCTTGTAGGCCTCAGTGGCCAGTTCGTCTGGTGCCACCTGACTCCTATAGACCGCGTCGCATTCTTCTGTTTTATGATTAATTACATAGAGCACTTGCCAATCTCCATGAGCCAGCCCCTCGGAGGTATCCCCTCCAATAATATATCTTGTTCCTGCTTCTGGTTTTTTGAACACCTCCAAAGAGCCAAGAGATACAGGGTTGAAAACTACTTCTCCCTTTTCATCATACCCGAGCTCACCCTTTTTACCCGGTTTAGCAATTAGCATCATTGAGGCAACTTTCGCAGAAGGAAAGTATGTCTGACCCGTAGAAAGGAAAGCTTCTTTTTCAGTGGTTGGATATTCCTGCATTAGAGATTTCATTGCGTCCGGACTATTTTTTCCACCAAACTGCAACCATTTCATGTAGTAATATGTGATTTCTTTATCTGTTAAATTATGTTCTATTTGGTAACTTCCCCAGTCGATCTCGCATTCGTCCATATCGTCCGTAGAGATATTCTCGTAAATCTTTTTCATTTCCATGTCATCGTATTGCCAGTTATAGAAATGAGGTAGGAATTGTACCTGTGAAAGTTGTGGTGTTATTTTTTCTCGGGTCAACCAATTCTGTTGGAACATTTCGTAAAATCTACCCGCCATACCTTCGGCAGTTGATTCGATAAAAATAAATCCATCGAAAGGAACAGTAGGAAAAGTCCCTCTTTCAACTTCCTCGGCTCTTCGTGGATATGCAACGCACAGCTTCGCGAACTCTGAGATATGAACGTAATGGTATGTTCCAGACCGTCCGGAAACACCCACAGCTATACTAGACGTGGAACCTTGGTCCGGTCCATAGTCAATAACTACTTGTACTTTTCTAGCAGACCGGTGATTGATTTTGAAAAAAGCACCTTTAATATCATCGGCCATGTTACGAATCGCGTACTCAATCTTTTTATCAAAAATAGAGGTTGCATCCTCAACTTTGTGGGCTATAACAATTGCATCCTTATTGGGATTAAACAGAATACTGTCCAGAATAAACAAATCAATAAACGTCGTGAAACCAAGTTGTCGAGATTTCAGAATCACATGCCGATGATACGGATGTGGGACATTTATATAATTATCGTAGAAATGTTGCTGGGCCCTGTTCATAGTAAAGACCTGCTTGTCACCATCCTTTGTAACAATAAAATAGAGGTTTTTTAACCTCCAATTCTGGTCCTTAATTAAATTAGGATTTTCAGTTAGTAAAGCTACTAAATGCTCGTTATGTTGTTTTTGGTTGAGTGACATATTTTTGAAATAATATATTACTACGGATGTCGAAGGCGAGCCATATTATGAACGCAGCTGGAGTCGAACCATGCGAACTTTTATCTCGAACATCGTGACTTAAAGGTCGCCAATGAACGGAGTTGCCCAGGACCGCACTGGGATTACGTTCGCTCCCCCGCGACACCCTTAGTAATACATCATTTTTTATCTGTCTATCTAAATCAAACTTTCAATTAATAAATAGATGGCCAGTGAAACACCAAGTACGACTATTATTACTGAGCCAATACAGCTCTAGGCTATTACAAAATTAGCCCGCCTCTTCCATTTTTTCCATTCTATTCTATTCATAATTTTATTTAATAATTCCTTTGAAGAAGAGAGTAACAACTTTACGGCACAGTTCAGCATCTCCAAGGGCTTTACCCAACAGGGCATCCCTGTAACACATAAAACCTCCACCCCTTCTTCTTCAAAAGAATTATTGTTTTATTTTTTATCCTCCAATTGTTGGAAACCAAGTTCCGCTAGAGCCAACAGATGAGCTTCTCTGTCCTTAAAATACTTACTTTGAGCCCTGACCTGTGCAAGTTGTTTGAAGATCACAAAAAGAGATGTAGGCTCTATTGGAGTATCTATCTGATTAAACCTATCCTGCTTGTTCATGTCTTCAAATTTTCTATGGAATTGGTGTAGTTTCATATTTTTTTAAAAAACTTCCTTGCACCATTCAATTACTTCCAAACTTACGGGGCCTGGATAGCCTGCGTTCCTAGCCCCCTCGATACAATTTCTTTCCAAAAACCAACTAGAAAAAATACCAACCAAGACAATAATTAGAACCATACCCACCAAAACACTAACAGCTAACAAAATGTTCTTAGTTTTTGCCCTCATATATTTTTTTGGTTACCCAAATACTAAAGACAAACAGGCATAAATATAGTAACCACCCATTAGGATGCAGAATGCTGTTGTAATTATTAAATTGCCATCGTTGTTATTGTTCATACTTGGAATTAAGAGGGCAGAGTTGTTATTGTTCATACTTGGAATTAAGAGGGCAGAGTTGCTCGTACCCTCTTGTTATTAAACCGGAATCCTTCCAAACGCTCTGACTACCATTCGAAGCTGAAACAACTCCTTCTCATTGGCATCAAGCTCCTCAAGTGCTGCGTCCAACTCCATGTCGGAGTGCTCGTAACACCACTTACAGTAACCGTTCTCCAGGTCCAGGCTGCCCTGAACAAAAAGTGCGTAAACACCACCACATCCCTTACAGATTATTCGTGTCATTACTGCCTCCTATTATATAAATTTTATTGTTACTAATTAACTATACTTAATATCCTCTACGTTCTAACTCAATTGACCTCTCTTTCATTCTCCGAGAGAATGCCCCTGTTAACTTGTTAATCTCGTTTAATTCAATCTCTGTTTTTACTATCCTTGTCACTTCTTTTTTTAGCATACATTTTTTTATATTATTTTTAAAAGTCTATTGGGTCTTCTACGTAAACAACCTCAGCTGCCCCAGTCGGTGGGGGGATATCCACTACCTGAGTAGCTGGGGTCGGGGACGCAGGAATAATATTCTGATTCTCAATCTGCTGAAGAACCACAGTACGAAGCTTATTCCCGGATGGATTTCTGTCTCTATCCTTGGGCTCAGCATTGAATTTTGTCCAAGCATTCCCAATCGCATTCAACGCTCCAACCAACTCCTTATTAGTAAAGTCTGCAAACCCTCTAGCCTTAAATTCGTGCATAGCAGCCAGGGCAAGGTTATTAGAATCAAAAGCAAGCTTAGACATAGCGTTATTGAATCCTGGTGTCTTCTCGATATGAGAAATAACCGAATTAGCAACATTAGGAGAATAACCCGAATCCATTGCCATCTGCTTCTTCGATGTCCCCCTACCACCAAGAACTCGCTTGGCATAGGCGGTCTGCTTCATTGTCGAACCTCCTTTTTTTACAAACATATAACCTCATTATAATCAACTCGATGTTACATGTCAAAGTTTAAGTGCTAATAGCCCCATTTTACACCTTTTTAGCCCAGCTTCTCTGGGGGTGTCTCCGGTATTCACGTTGCTCCTCCTTTGTCAGTTTAGGTTTTGACTCTCCTGCCGTCACTGATTCAAGCCACGTAGTATCCCCTCTTTTTACCCTCGCTTGTAAAACTGAATAATGACCGACACAAAGACCTCGAGAACCTCCATAAGTATCCCTCTTACAATTTGGGTTCATGCAACTTGTCACAAATTTATTATCCTCTTTCATAAAACTATTACTTACTCATTAATTATCACTTCTAAAGTATATCACGTTACGTAACACGTGTCAAACGTGACACAAGACCTACTCTTATGCGTGGTAGGAATCTTAGCTAAACTTAGGAGTTATTCCAACACCTACCTGACACAACAAACATAACCCTAATTCTTATGTCTGGTACTGATTCTTGCTAATTCCAGCCAAAAAACACCCCCTACGTGACATAAGAGGCCAAAAACAGCAAAAAGTTTATTCGTATTACAAATATACATACAAATAATATACTCTTTTTTACGCAATAAAAAACTTTCTCTCTTTTTAAGCCTCTTATGTCACGTAGGTCTATATAAATAGTAAAATTACAACAGATTCGTACCACACATAAGAATTAGGGTTATGTTTGTTGTGTCAGGTACGGTCGTAAATATTTGTTAAAATTACAACAGAATCGTACCAGACATAAGAGTTACTCTTGTGTCAGGTGAAAACACCAAAATATATTTTTTTAGCAAATTCTCACCACAAAACGTACCTTTCTGTCAAGTTTCTACAAAAAATCGCTATTTTTGGAAAAAGTAGTCCAAAAACACTGATTAACAGTTGTTAACCACAAATATCAATGAAGTTAACGTAGAACCCAGCAGGACCTTCCAAAAGACGCACACAGGAGTTGGTCCACGATGGATGAGGTAGGGACTGTTTTTTAATTCATGCGGGGGTAGGGGGTCGGTAAGGGGTTACCCCCACCATGCCACCCCCCCCAGACGCAAATATAATGAAGAGCTAAAATCAATCAAGCTAAAAAATGGTGTGCTACGCACAAAAACTCTTGGTAACAGCCCCCAGCTGTTATTATATCGCTCGACATGTTGGTAGGTTATGTCAACACTCCATGCGTCAGCGACGCTAAGTGGGGGGGGGGCTGGTCATGTTGACAGGTTATGTCAACACTCCATGATAGTTGGCAGTCTATGGGGGAGAGTGCCAATGAGCGTGTCATGGTACGCCTTGACAAAATCTATACATTCGTGGGGTAATATGTACAGCGAGTGAATTGACTTTCCCCCTCCTGTTCCCCATACCCCCACATTACCAACTTTTCTCATAGCACATAAGCAACACAAACCACTGAGTTAGTCAATGCCCCTCAATGACCCGATAGTTATCCCCAGTCAATAGCCCCACAATGCCCTTGACAAGCGTCGACGTATTTGATATAATGATTATAGAAAGAGGAAGATAACAAAGAACCATTAATCCTATGAAACAATCAACAAAGACATTAAACAAGTATGCATACGGGTACAAGTGGGCAAGCAAGATGTATGCCTTAAAGTTACGCAAAGACTTAGACGAAAAATATCCACCATTTAATAAATAACCATAAAACATTATGTATTTAAAAAACAACAAAGTCATTAACAATAAAAGACAAGTAAAGGAA